TGGCCGCACCAAGTGATAATTCTTTAAATAATATGTCCGTTCAGTTTCATACTCTTCCGGGCTCATATCATCGCGCCAGAAAGGCACCTCCTTCAATGTGGCCGATGCCCAGCCGCTACTTTCGCCTACCGTCATATTCCACAAGCCCCTTTCCTTTTGTGTAATCCTTTAACAGATTCTCTACAATTAATGATTCTCTACGTATACTTCTCTCCGACATAGGTATTATTCCGGCTCTGACCTGTCGATTCAGATCATTTAATTCTTTCTCATATAAATCATCAAATATAACCGATTTTAAGACATCGCCAGAACGTTCCGCAACATATTTGACACCATCATTTCTTGCTGCTATCATAACAGGTATTTCTCTTGTTGTCAAAAGTGTCCTCATATCCGGTTCCGAAAAGGAACTGTCCGTGTTATGGTTATGAACGAACGCATATTGTGCATCCGGATTCTTGTCTAAATGCTTCCAGAACCGGTACCCCACCTCATTCTCCATCTGGTTCGTTTCATAATACTCCACCACTCCTGTTTCCAGATTTACCAAATACATGTGTTCGTATCCGTCCGCACCACCTTTTTGTGCAACATTTCTTATTGCTTCGGATAGCCCATTATTCACTACATCTGTATATCCATCAAGCTTTACACTGTAGTCATTATCCGGATGATATCCGACTTTCGTATTAGTATTCCTAATGGCTTCATTTGCGCCCGCCTCCAGTTTTGATATCTTTAACCGCTCCCGTTGTTGCCGCAGGCCCGTTTCCTTAGAAAAATCCACATAGGTCTTATTGGTCAGCCGCAACCGGCACTTAGCAGCAGTGATATCTTCCTTGTCTGCTTCAGCCTTTTCCAGAAGTTCCACATCCTGCTTTTGCTTACGGATGGTCCGCTCCAGGCGGCGCTGATGCTGCAACGCCGCATAGGTGTCATATTCCCGGCCTTTATATACCTTTTTCTCATTTTCCTTCTGATTCTGCTCTGCCAGCCACTCATCCGTGTATTTGCGCTTGCTTATGCCCGGTATAAAGGCAAAGGCGATGTGGTAACAGTTAATTCCTCCAAAGCCAAGCATCTGCCCTTTTCCGCAAACGGTCCGCATCTCCTCACTGCTATAGACCTTCCCCTGCCAGCGCTGGTGGTTCTGATAGCCTGTCCCAGTGTTTCTGGCCCCCATGTGCCAGTCCACCTCGCAGTAGTCTGTCTGCAGTGCCTCCATGTTCTTCTCGTTGACCTTATCTGTCATCTGGGCCACGCCCGTCATCACCGCGCGCCTTGCTGCCACCTCAATCCGGTCAGACTTTCCAGATGCATAATCCACCGTCCGGATGCCGCTGGCCGTCATCTCGTCAATCACCTCACCGATAGCCTGGCTGTATGTCCTGGCGCCGGTGGTGATTCCCAGCATGGCCTTGTCCAGGCTGCGCTCCAGGTATTCAGATAGTGGCGTGAATACCTTCTTGCTGCCGCCCATCGGCACGTTAAAACCTGTTGTCTGAGTGATGTTTTCCAGTGGCCGCAGGCTGTCCTTGGTCTGTCTCCTGGCAGCATCCACAACCTGCTGCAGCCATTGGTTGCTCTCATAGGACTGATAGTCCTTGCCAGCAGCCTCATAGATTGCCTTGTTGCGGATGTAGTCAGACTTGGCCGCCTGCTCATAGATGTCATCCACCTGAAGGCCCGCCTTTCTGATGCCCTCACCTAACAGCTGTTTAATTCGCGCCCGGCCTACTCCAATGGCATCCATCCTCACCAACAGCCAGTCAATGACCGAAGTAACCCGTGCAGCCTCCTTGATGCGCTGTATGATCTCATCCATGATGGACAACTCCAGAGCCGTCATGGTGCGTTCCAGTGGTTTGGGCAGCTTCTCCAGCTCCTCTGGTGTCAATCACATCACCGCCTATTCTTCTGTCATTGCCGGTTCCGGCAGATTCTTGACCGCCTCTTCCAGTGTTTCCCCATAATACTTAGCCCGATACTCTTCTAATCTCATAACTCCCATCGCTACATCCTTACGGTCCTGCTCCCGCTCAGTCTCTGCGTCAACCATCACACTGTCATCCCAGTCAGATGACACTTCGTAATCATTGCTGGCCGGAACCAATCCATATAATGCCGACCAGAAACTCATAGCATACACCAGGTCTTCTAAGGCATCCTGCAGGGCCATCTGGGTATCAGAGACCATCACATAAGAGCGCTGCTTGCTGGTCTTAATCTCAGTGGCTGTCTTATCCACGCTCTGTGGGTCTGACAGGGTGCCATAGGCCAGGTTACAGTTGAACTCCACCAGCTTTAGCTGGTTATTAAATCCGTTAAACAAGGCTGTGTCCCTTATTTCTGGGCTGAAGGTGTCAATGAAAGGCTTATCCGCGGCGCCCGTATTGTATTCCACGTTTCGGTATAACCGTTCCTTACCTCCCGGATACTCAAACTTGTCCCGGTCCTGGTTGTACTTTAGCAGGGAGGTGGCAATATGGACAGCCAGCTGTGTCCCCTCATACTCCCAGCAGATGTTGGAATAGCGCCTGTCTGCCTCCCGGATCAGGTCCACGGCCCTGGAAAACACAGATACGCCCAGTGGGCTGTCGGAATCGTCCGCATTGGCCAACGGTACCTTAAAGTACCCAAACAGCAACCGGTCTGCCCCCTCAAGTAGCAGCTCCGGAACCAGCTCCGACCACCTGTCTATGGAGCTGACCACCACTTCGCTGCCAAGGCTGTAATCATTTGTGGCCACAAATGCACGGTTGGTAATATGTACCCGTTTTCCCTGCAGCGTGTGTACCTCCAGCCTGGTATATATCTTCTGACCCTTCCGGAACTGCTCTGTGAATACACACTGCGTAATCCGACCGGAACTATCGAAAGACAACGGGAAGAAACAATCAGCCTGTACAAACTGTACTTCAATACCCTGCTGGGTAATGTACGGCTTCATCACCAGGCCGCCTTTAGCACATCCGTATTCGACATACCGGCGCAAATCCTTGATCACCTTACGCTGATATTGCTCATTCAGGTAATCCGCCGCCGTTCCACCTGTCACCTCAGATTTAAGCTCCAACGTCACCAGGCGCGCAATCTCTGAGGCAATGGCCGGCGCTAAGTTCGCACTGAGCACGTCCTTGTTATTCACCCAGGGGGACCGGTTCTCATACATCCGGGTCCACAACTCTATCTGGTTCGCCATCTGGGATGTCAGGCACACATCCACCTGCGTGTCCGCATCCTTATTCAGGACATTCGTGATTAAGTCCAGCATCTTTGTGAATCTCATCGTCCCCTCACCTCCTATCCATACTTTATGAGCCTGCTAATCTGCCGTTCAAACGTATACTCAAAGCTGTCCAGGCTGTCAATATCGCTTGTGCCATCATCTAAGCGGACATTCTTCGTCAATTCCTTTGGGTCCCACACGGCTGTACTCAGGGCATCCACAAGGCTCTGACACTCTCCCTGGACATAATAAAAACGCCCCTGTGCCATCAGTATGGCGGTGGCGTTAATCCTGTCATTAATTTCAGTCTTCAGTGCATTTTCTACACGTACCCATCCAAGTCCATGTTTACGCAGGCTGCTCCGGATGCCAGCTATCAGCGTCTGCTCTGCGCTGTCTGCATACACTGTTGTAATGTACCCGTACCTGCTGATAATCTTCTGGCAGAAGTTACAGAACATGGTCCCCAGCATTTCTGGGTCAATCTCTATCTGGTTCCCCTTCTCGTCCTTGCAGCCAATCCATTCTGATGCCAGGACAACCACGTTATGGTATCCCCTGGTAATGGCTGTGGCCGTGAAGGCATGGCCGGAACCACTGCCGCCAAAATCAATCCCCAGAATAATTTCCATGATGTCTTTAGGCTTATCTGTCAGGCGGAACGTGTACTGCTTGGTACTTGTATCATCAGCAAACCGGCGATAGATAAGGCCGTTGGCCACCACGCGCATTCCCTTGATGTCCCGGAGGTACCAGATACTGTTCTTATCATACCGGCTTTCGACCTCCCGCAGACGCTCTGTGGTAATGTTGATGTTGTCGTAGATGGTGCAGTGCATATAGTTGTATCCGCCCGGGAAGTCCCCTGCATCTGCCTGCCTTTGATACTTGTCTATATACTCCGCATAGATGGGTGCTCTTGGGTTATCCGGATTCAGGTCCCAGAACACCTTCAGGCGCTGGGCTGCCAGCTGACGGTTGAATGCCTCCTTGATGGTATTGTCATGATGCAGATTAATCTCAGTTGCAATCCACATGCCGTAGGAATTGCCACGGATTTTCTTAAAGCTGTCCTCCTTTGCTCCGCCTGCAAATATGATAATCTTCTGCCTACCGTGAGTCGCAGGGCCTTTGACGAATAACGCTTCATTGTCTTTGTACTTCCCCCAGTGGCATTGACCACGGAATATCCATTCAAGGCCAAAGCCATTGGCGTCACCGATATTAAGCTTGGCGTTGGCCATCGTGGATCCAGTGGCCAGGTGGATCCGGTCTGGTGTGGTTTTTAATTCATGGGCAAAGGCAAACACGTTATCCACTGTCTTGCCGGCACGGACCGCACCTTCCGCCACATTATACATGCAGGCTTCGCACCTGCGTATATAATCCTTGTGCTTCTCGGAAAAGTTGAACGGGATGGTCTTTTTCCTGACAAACCTATTTACCGCTGCCATAGATATCCCCCTCTATCTCATCCATGTCCTCCAGCTCCTGGTTGTTCCCGGTTAGCTTATCCGTCTGGGCCCGGAGCTGTGCAATCCGCGCCTTCTGCTCCTCACTGGCCAGCTCCCAGTTTTTATGCAGGAGCTCATCATACTGTTTGATAAGACCCTCCAGCGTCTTCTGGGCCCGGGCCTGCGCCTGCAGGAAATTTCCCTGCTTGTCCCAGGCCTGCTGTACCTCCCAGCGCTCCTCCGTGACCGTCTCCCCATCCTTATGGCCCACCTTCTCAATGGTCTTATCATTCCGGTCCCTCACATACATGATGGACTGCGCCCGGATGATTGCAGCATACGCAATCTGCACCTGGTCCCAAAGGATGTCTAGCGGGTCCGTGGGCATCTCCTGGATAATGGAAACGGTCTCCTCAGGCAGGTACTTGCTGAAGAAACCGTATTTTTCTGCGTTCTTATTCTGTTCTGGAGCTCCCCCTTCGTTACCAACAGCATTGCTGTTTCCAGGCTGCCCACCTTTCTTCTTAACCGAACGTTCGTTATTTTTATCCGAACGTTCGCTATCCCACTTATGGGTACATTTCCATCGGCGGACCGTCCCCTCCGGCAGGTTTAGTTGACTTGCAATCTCAACTAATTTGATGCCTTTCCGGTACATGGCCTTGGCCTGTTCTATTCTTGCATCTGGCGCCCTGGCCATGCCTCCTCACCTCATTTCGTGTTGTTTTGGGAATAGAAAAAGAGCCGCCCGGAGGTGACTCCTGCTTACTATTGAATAAAATCATTGTCCATGAGTCCAATAATACGGTGACATATAATATCCATTAAATTTAGGCCAGTAAATGCACTCAACCAAAATGATTAACGGAACAATTACAAGTAATAAATATAACAATAAACGAAATAATCCATTAAATGATGTATTTTCTTTATCTACGGCATTAATATCCTCCTGTGATGCTTTTTCGGTATTATTCACAATTTGATGATATAGTAGTTGTGCTTCGTTTGTTATTGAATCTCCTTCATTTACAAGTGTTTTTTCTATTTCTTCCTTTGACTTAGAAATCTTTTTTATCCTTTCTTGATAATTCGCAAGATTATTTATAACGGAGAATATTAACATAACCACGGAAATCATGATATTACAAAAAGGCAGTAGATATGGGTTTATTGCTTTAGAAAATATAAAGGCTACAAGCGAATAAGCTATTAAAATGATACTATAATAAATCAGTAAAAAATTGTACACCCTTGACTTCCTCTCAAGCCTCCCTATCATGTTTTCATAAATTAAAACTTGACGCCGCATTACGCTCCTCATACAAAATCCCCCCAACGCATTCATTTCTTTATCATACACCAAAATCTGACAAAAGAAAAGCCCCCGCCGCACTGGCAGGGACTCATCCAAAGGAGAAAATCTGTCTATGTATCTGGAAAACGTCATGGGGGATAAAACCAGATACCTCACCGGTTGTGTACCCTGCGGCATTGTCCCGTTAAAGTACAGGTCTGTCTTATGAGGGATTACACAATACCGGTTAGCCAGCCGCCAGGCTGTGATACCTGGCGGCCGTTGCTTAAATGGGGAGGGTGCAAAACCAATCAGCTTTCCGCTTCATCCAATTTTGCATATTACAATTATAAATCGTCCAAACGGACATGGCAAGGACACGATTTTGACATGCTCCTGTCAAGGCCCTAATCCAGCATAAGGGCGTCTGAACCAAAGAGGTATACACTAAGTATCCCTGTAAGCTCCGTTATCCACCGTCTGGCCGTCCGCTCTCCATATCCGTAAATCTCTGCAATATTCTCGTATGTCATCCCATCCAGATAGAAATACTTAAAGGCCAGATACTTCTCATGCGTATTTTTCCGACACTCCTCATCCTCCAGGAGCTTCAGGCACTTGTCTATGTGACCTATCATGACAACGCTCCGGAGCTTGCTCTTAAGAATGCTGTTGATAAAAATATCCTCCTCCGTGAACTCCTCCAGTTCTTCCCTATTGTCCATATCAGAAAGCTCCGCCACGCCCTCTTCCACACTCTGACAAATTCTGTTATAATTCTCCATCAACTTCTTAGTATTCTGGAAAATCTTTGTGCGCTTATTTCTCTGTGTCTGTTTCTCATGTTCTTTGACCGCTTCCTTTGCGGCCAGCCTTGCCACTTCTTCCAGTGCTTCTGTCTGTTTCACCGGCATCACCTCCTCCTGCATCCAGATGCGGACACGCCCAGCACCCGTACCGTATCCTGCCCTTGTTGTTGCGCTGACCATCACACCCGTGACGCCCGTTGTCTATGTAACATTGTCTCATAGTACCATATCACTCCCTTCGGCGGCTCCCGCAGCTCCGGAACCGGGCACAGGCTGGTGTACATGTAGGCCGGCGCCGTCCGGATGCGCTCCTTGATGGCCTCGTCGGCCTGAGCGGCCAGGGCCTTGCTGCGGTCGATGCGGCTGACCTTGGACTGCTTACTGCCTTTCTTTCTCATGCCTGCCTCCTAATCATCCGCATCAATCAATATCTCTTTCTCTAAATCTCCATCAGCATTCAGGATGTCCACCACAGCGGCCATAGCCATAGGCCTGTACTTTTTCTTTGGATACTGCTGGAACACTCCACCATCCGAGTTATAACCGTAGATATCATAATACTTGTTAGCAAGACGCTTATCCATCGGAATGGAACTGTTAGTCAGTTTCACCTTAACACCATCGGGGTATGTAAATATAATCTTCCACATGATTTAATCTCCCTTCGTATCGAAAATGTCAGCAAATTGATTCCTTCCGCAATTCTTTCAATCTCTAACTTTCATTTGCTGCCCTCCTGTTCCAGGCCTCGATTACAAATTCGACTGCATTTCCAGTAGGGGCCTTTCCAATCCATCCATCTGTCAACGCCTGTGTGGATGCCTTACATGTACCGCAAATTACCTTTACTCCATTATTAACATATAGATATGCCTTCTCTCCGCAAAACGGACATGGCTTCAACTCTTCCATTAAGTACTCCCTTCGTATCGCAAATGTCAGTTTGGTTCATCATGATATTTCAATGCCTGGCCGCAAGTTGGACAGAAATAATCATCATCCTCAACCACATCTGAATCACATACCGGACAGAGGCACTCTGCTTCATCACCAGCTGAATAATATGATTGATATGCTGGTGTCCACACCACCATTTTCGGCTCACTTTTGTCTTTTAAATATTGGACTTCTCCTGGCGTCAGGCCGGTATCCTCATAGGCTTTCAGCTTTTCTTTCTGTTGCAGCATGATTGCCTTCACCCGCTGCAGTACCGACAACGTAAAAGTATTATCCCGTTCGGCATTGGATTTTATAGCAGCGTCCAGCTCTATGATGTCTTTTTCAAAATCTCTTTCCATCCAGGCTCCTTTCTCCGGTTCTCCCAGAAATTTTAATTGTCCATAGTAACCACAACAATAACTACCGCTGACATAATAATTGCTGTGACTGATCCGCAATAAAAAAGAATATCTCCCACGCCCTTAAGCCCCGCTACATAAGCCACTGGTGATAACATGGCACACGCTAAAACTATCACGGCCACTATTTTAAAAATCAAATTTCCCATGTAAACCTCCTAAATACTAATTCACACGACTATTCCACCGTGCCATTGTTTCTTCTTTGCTTTCATCATGCCCTGCTGTGCAGTCACAGCCAAAATATGTCTGGCATTGCGGGCAAGCTACTCTGTATATGTTCCCATAGCATTTCGTTATTGTCGGAAATTCATTCCCACAAAATGGACAAGGCTCTAATCGTTCCATCTATGCTCCTTCCTCCGGTTCTCCCGGAAAATCTTAATTTTCAGTCTCCTTCTCATATAGAGTATTCATCAAATCTACATACCACGGTTCATTATCAAATTCTGTGCTCATATGCGTAGCAATCTGTTCGCCAGTAAATCCGTTGTAAACAGAAAAATGCCCGTTGAATGTGTTGTACATTATTGTCCAAGGAAGCCCATGCCACGCTCCTTTAAAATATACAAAGTCTCCACCTTTATCAAAATCAGTTGAATCAACTCTCATTCCCTTTGATTGCATATCACGGCAAATTAAATCAAATTTTCTAATCCCTTTATATGTTCTCATAGCATATCCTTTCCTCCGCTCATTCCAAAAATCTTAAGTTGGCGGCGGCCGGAGTCGAACCGGCACCCTCTTACTTTCCACCATGGTCTGTC